CGCCAAACAGGTCCAGGATAATGTCTCCCGGATCCGAGCTGTTCAGTATCGCCCTTGTGGCCAGCTCCACGGGCTTCTGTGTCGGGTGGAACGTCGCCGTATCTCTTGCCACTTCCCAAACGGCTCCCTGCTTATCTTCCGGGTATAAGAAAACGCTTTTATCTTCCTGCAGTCTCAGGTACCGGATTTTCTTTCCCTTTGGTACCTTGTCAGAAATAAAAGCCTTGCCTCCTGCTCCGTCAGTCACAACAATGCCACCGCTCAGGGTGGTTGCCATGCCTGCATCATCCCGGAGGGTTATCTTCCAGCAGGTGTTGTTGCTACGATCCCCGCACCACTTGGCCGTATGTCCTGCTTTCTCTGCATAAAACATAGGCTCGAAGTCTCTCAGGTAATCGGTACCGCTCAGGTTGTGGTTGTTCTTCAACCATATCAAGTATTGCTTTTCCAGCAGGCCTGCGGCTGTCATGGCGTCCTCAAAGTCTCTGCGGGTATCTGTTGCATGGTAAATATAAAATGCAGCATCTGGCTTGCTGTACTTCACGGCGTTCTTAAAAGCCGGAATCAGTAATTTACCGAGGAGGTCGTCGTCGGTCAGTTCGTCGTTGGCGATCATGCCGTTGTTTTCAATCTGCTGCTTCTGCCTCTTCCCGTTTCCACCTCCGCCATCCAGGCTTATGCCATACGGTGGATCAGTGTTCACGCACTGCGCCAGTTCATCCCCCAGCAGCTTCTGCAGGGTTTCTGGCTTTGTGCTGTCTCCACAAATCAGGCGGTGCTGCCCCAGGTGCCAAATGTCTCCGGCGTGGGTCATAGGAATGTTTTTCGGTGGCGGTACGGTGTCCTCTCCGTTGTTCTCCGTATCGTCCACGCCTCCCAGGGCGTTGAGTAGATCTTCCAGATCCTCCTCTGTGTAGCCACTCATTTCCAGCGGTATCTCCCCGGTGTCCATCTGCTGCAGCATGTCTGCCAGTGCCGAGGTGTTCATTTCACTCAGCTCCGCCAGGCGGTTGTCTGCCATCAGATCAGCATACTCCTCTGCCTCCGAGGCGTATTCCTGGTATTCAACAGGCCTGCATGGACTGTGCAGCTTCCAGGCGTCCGTGACCGGTCACAACAAAGCCGCTGCGTTTGCTCACTGTAATAGGTTTCCTCCATCCCTGCCCCTTGATAATGGCAGCCAGCAGTGCGACCTGCTTAGGTGGATGGGTGTTTGGGTTTCCAGGGTTCGGAACCACTTTGCCAATAGGTACCAGCTCGTCAAAAGCACAAAAGACCTTTACACCCTCCGGCGTAACGGCCCTTGCTTCCGCTTCGGTCTGGTAGTTGGCCACGTTGTTGAAATAGTTCTCAACCTCGTCTTTTTTCTTCTTTCTTGCCATTTCTCCAATTCCTCCACTCTATCATTTTAACATCTATGTAGTGCATTGAAAATGTCTACTTTTTGCACCGTGCAGGCACTATGCAAGTCTTATGCCATCAATGCCGAAAATCAGGGCAGACAGCGGCTTTACAGCCTTTCCCAGGTCACTGTAATAGGTGCGCTTTTCTACGCAATTTTCGCGTGCAATTTCTTCTGCACTCTTCTTTTCCGGTGCGATATATGCAGCGTGCAAAATCCGGTACCGGCGCATTTCCTCTGCCTTGCCGCTCTGCTCGCATGATATCCGGTACAAGTTCAGCATTTCGTCAATGTGTGTCAGTATGATCAATGTGCGCTGCTGGCTCTGCTTAATGCTGCCAATATAATAATTGTCCTCGTACTCGAAGCTGTCCAGGCCGTCCAGAATGTCCAGAGCGCTCTCTTTTGCCTTGCGTCCATTAAATACTGCACCACTCACATGCTCTTTCAGATTCCGGTAATTTGCCAGCAACAGGCGTGTGTTGTGCAGTCTCCGGGTATATCTTCCCTTTGTCTGCTCCTTTTTTCCCTCTTCCAGGCGTCTCTCCGCCGCTGCCGTGCCTGCTTCTACGCCTATGCGGATAGCTTCATCAATAGCCCGCTGGCTCAGCACCTCGTACACCCCTGCCAGTGCGCCAGGCTCTCTGCTGGTTCCTTTTGCCTCTTCTTTCTCTTCCACGCTCTGCTCCATTACTCTCTCCATTCTGGACCAGCCTCCTCTCCTAACCATTCATCAATACGTTTTTCCTGCGCCTCCCTTAATAAAGGACTTAAATACATTGTCGTTTTCCAACACATCCGTTTCAGTGCTTTCCTCAGCTGCTCGCTGTCCGCCAGTTTCAACATATCCTCATTTGTCTTAACCTTTTTCAGTTTTTCCTCATACATGGTATTGGCTGCGCACAACGCCCATGTGATCAGGCTCCCGGCTCCCAGCAATGCGCCAGCCACAAATGCTGCTATAATTTCCATGTCGGCCTCCTCTCCGATATGTTCCCGACATAAATGTCGGAATCAATCTATGTCCCAGTTTCTGTTGTCCCATATCTTTATGCCGTGTACCATTCTCCGGACGGTATAGCACACGCCCCAGCATTTCAATTTCTTAAAATACGCCTTTTCTCTCCATGTCAGCGGCCAGATTCTGCCTTTTAGCAGCGTAACCTCAACAGTACCGCGATTGTTATCAACCATAACCCGCACCCGTTTAAATCCCAGTGCCTCAAAGAAATCTGTCATATACATGGCTTCCATAGCGCAATCCATTTTTCCTATAATCCTCATGCTCTCCTGCCTGTCCGGGCGGCGTGTTTCCACGCTCGCCCATAATATTTATTGAGTTATCCACACTATCCCAAATTCTTAGGGGGATAACTAAATGGGAAATCCTGCACAAAATCCCCAGTAAAATAAGGAGCCAGGTTATTTTTCAAAAATACCTTGCTGCCGTGTGTCTGGGAAAATTCAAGGATATGCTGTACCCATTCCGCTTGCGGTATCGTTTTATTTTTCTGCTGGCCCGTCTCAGCTCCGACAATGATCCATGGCGGCGCATAGGTTCCTTTTGTTTCACTACGTATAACCCACGATGCATCAAAAGTAAAGTCCTCCTGTATCGGTTCAATGCTTAAAAACCAGTTATACGTGCCAGGCTCGAACCAGGCATACTGCTGATCTGGTCTTGTTACCGTCGTGCCATACCAGAAATTTCCCTGCTGCGGCAGCTTTCCTGCTTCTGCCAGCTGTATGTATCTCTGTGGGTTCTTTGTCAGAAACAAATACGTGTGCCATGGCGCGGCTTGCGCCGCCCCGAAAACCCTCCGGATCCATTCATCCGGTACCCACTCCCCGAACAGATCGCCCATGCTTACCACAAATATAACCGCCGGTTTCTTTTTCTGTGCCGGCATAGGTAGGCAATACTCTCGGAACATAGGTTCAAACTTTACTGGGAACGGCGTTACTTTTCCGATTTCGTTTTTAAAAGGCTTTTCCAGCACCCAGCGGGTTCCTCTTTCGTCCCACTCTTTTCTCAGCTGTTCGGAGGTCTTGTTGATCATCACATTCCCGGAAAATCTGTTCGCCTGCTTTGTTGCATAACAGTACGGGCAACCATGCTGGCATCCAGTCACGGGATTCCATGTGAAATCACACCATTCAATCAGGCTTTTGTTCATCATGTCCGCTTTCCTCCTTTTGCTTTTCTTTTTCTCTCACAAGCCCCAGCACCGCGTCAATTACCGCTTTCTCAATGACCTTGTGTATGGATTCCCTGTTTTCTGCTACCAGTATCAGCTCATTTCTGATGGTATCGTCGTAATAACAACCGTTTCTGCATGTCCATTTTCCATCATGCTGCTCCACGCAATAGCCTTTGCTCTTCGAGGCCTCTGCTCTTCCGGACCATCCAGCTCCTGTTTTCACGAAATAACACGGGTAACTTACAAATGGATTTCTATAAATTTTCATTGTCTTGTCCTCCTCACTTGCATTTTATCTTTTCCAGGATCCGCTGCCTCAGTGATTCATTGCTTTCAAACAGTCGTGGCTTTACCCCAAAAATGTACGCATGTTTTTTTAAGATTCTTCTCTGCAGGCGCCAGGCTGTCCACTTGCTGGGTTTCTTAAAGATTATTATCTCTTTTTCATCCATTGTCTTGCCCTCCA